TAATCACGTGATAGATGCTTTACGATATGCAGTAGAACATCGTAGTAAAAAATCTCGAGGTATCAAACTACAAAGTGTGAAGGGGGTTATTTGATGACAGAAGAAGTAAGTAGACCAAACACTGAGGGTAAAATACGTGAATTCGTTGACCTTTTAGGAAATCGTGTGTTTTATTGTGATAAAAACGCAGAGATTAATGAACAGTTAGTGGACAAATATATCAATAAGCATCGAAAACTAATCGGATTTTACGAAGAGCTAGAGAAACTCTATAACGGGCAACATGACATTTATTATCAAAAAAATAAAGGAATTGGGAAACCTGATCATCGAATTGCGGTTAATTTTGCGCGTTATGTCGTAGATAGTTCCGCTGCTTTCTTTAACGGTAAACCAACTAAGATTACTCATCCAGATGATGAGATAAAAGAATTTGTTCAAGATTTTCGTAAAAGAAACGAGGAAGAAGACAACGATGCAGAGCTTTCTAAGCTAACTGCTATTTATGGACATGCTTATAAGCTTTTATATCAAAATGAAGAAGCCGAAACATGTGTGACTTATTTAAAACCTACCCAAGGATTTATCGTTTACGCAGATGATTTATTAAAAGCGCCTATGTTCGCAGTCCTATATAACAAAATGACAAAAGATGAGCTAACAGCAACGATTTATCCTCAAAATAGCACTGAGACGTTTATTTTTACAAAAGACAAGACTTCTAAACGATTGGAGCCTAAACAAGGGTTAACTGTTTTTCAGAAAGCTTTGTCCTATTTACTAGGTGGAAAAGAGGCAATCACTAATCCATACGGTGATGTGCCTATGATTGAGTTTATGGAAAATGATGAACGACAAGGACGTATCGAATCGGTGTGGTCTCTGATTAACAATTACAACGAAGCATTATCTGAAAAGGCAAATGATGTGAGTTACTTTGCAGATGCTTACTTAAAAATGATCGGTGTAGATTTATCGGACAAAGATGTTTCTGCTTATTTGCGTGACAACAGAGTGATTAACAGCGCCACGCCTTTATCTGAAGGAGAAACCGTAGACATTAACTTTTTAGATAAACCTAGTTCTGATGCGACACAAGAAAATTTATTAGATCGACTAGAACGTCTAATTTACCAAATGTCAATGACTTACAACGCAAATGATGAAAGTTTCAGCAACAATGCCTCAGGTATCTCGTTAGAATTTAAAATGCAAAATCCTAGAAACCTCGCACAAGCAAAAGCAAGGAAGTTTAAAAAAGGATATGCGCAAATGTACAAAATGATTTTTTCATTACCTACGAACGTACCTGCAGCTAAAGCGAGAGAATGGTTTAATTTAGAATATAATTTTGAGTTTAACATTCCGCGCAATATTAAAGACGAAGCAGAAACCGCACAAAAACTTGAAGGGATTGTTTCAAGAGAAACACAATTAGGTGTATTATCGATTGTTCCTGACGTGACCCAAGAAATGGAACGTATAAAGGACGAAGAAACCGAAGATCGGTTAAATCCTCAAATTGATTTTACGGAAATTACTCAAACTACGGAGGAAGTGACCGAAGAACATGAGTAATTATTGGGCAGAACGAGAAGCAAAACATATTGAAGAAATGCTAAGACGACATATAAGTTATGAACAGGAAATCCACAGACGTTATAAACAATTGTGGATAAAGATAGAGTCGGAAATACAACAATTCTACTCAAATTATGCTGGAAGAGAAAAGATTTCTATTGAAGAAGCAAAACGACGTGTAAGTAAACATGAGGTTCAAGCTTTTGCTAATAAAGTAAAACTCTATGTACAAACAAGAGATTTTTCAAAAGAAGCAAACGATCAACTACGGTTATATAACTTAACAATGAAGGTAAATCGCTTAGAATTGTTGAAATCAAGTATTGGTATCTATTTAACCGATAATACGGACCAGCTACAAACTTATTTCAATAATCAGTTGATGAACGAAGCAATCGAAGAATTCAAACGACAAGCGGGAATTTTGGGTGAGTCAATTCTTTCTGAAGAGGTCTATCGAAAATTTGCTAAGGCAGTTATTGATGGATCATTCCATAATGCGACATTTTCACAGCGTCTGTGGTTGAATCAAGATGTTTTAAAAGCTAATATTGATCGATTACTTACAGTTGGTTTAATTGCAGGCAAACACCCTGATATTCTAGCTAGAGAATTACGTAAATTAGTAGTAATTGATAGTTTGAGAGGAAAAGAAACGGCTGATTATGTGGCTAGAAGATTAATGATCAGTGAGTCTTCTAGAATTCAAAGCGAGATACAAAAGCAAAGTTACGAAAAGTACGGATATGATGAATACAATTTGATCGTAGAGCCAAGCGCTTGTCCTATTTGTGTAGGAATAGCAAGTGCAAATCCACATAAAGTTTCAGAAATGAGCCCAGGTAGCAATGCAAGTCCTATTCATAACTGGTGTCGGTGTAGCACTGCACCAGCATATAAAGATGAAAAGTCTAACAAACGTTAGTCTTTTTTTATTGCCTTCTTACTGCTTACAGCCGTTAAAGAGAAAGCTGTTTCGATTGATAGGCGTAACCTATTAATTTCGATTGGTCACGTAATGACTGGAGGAATCAAAATGAAAGCTAATAAACGTTTATTATTACCGATGAATTTACAATTTTTTGCGGATGATCCAAATCCCGATGATCCAAAATCTGGCAGTTCAAACGAATCTGGGGCTTCATCGACAAAAGATTCTCAGGATCCAAAAGATGAAAATCCAGACGGAAAAGAGACAGGGAAAACCTTTACTCGTGATGATGTTGCCAAGATGGTTGCAGCAGAAACTAAAAAGGCTGTGGAACAAGCAAAATCTGATTGGGAGAAGCAAAAATCTTACGAGCAAATGACCGCTGAAGAACGTGTTAAGGCAAAAGAAAAAGAAGCAGCAGACAAAGAAGCACTAGCAGAAAAACGAGAAAAAGAAGCGCAAGCTCGTATCGATCGTTTAGCACGTGCCGAGTCTGTACGTAATGACTTGTCTGAGAATGGTCTTTCTGACTATGTAAGTGCATCCCAAGCGGATTTATTGCTTATAAAAGATACGGATGAAGATACAAAGCAAGCTGTAGATGAATTAAAACAAATCATTTCAAAAGCTCGAAAAGGCATTGAAAAAGAATTGCTGAAAGGTCAAACAGTTAATGTTGCAACGGCAACGAAAGAGACCGATTGGCGCAGTAATTTAGCTAAAAATTTAGAAAAGAAATAGGAGATGAAAAATTATGCCAGTTATTTTAGATACAAAAGATGTAAAAGAAATTGACAAAGAATTTGCCGTAGGCTCTCAAGTTTGGGAATTATTGAGAGGTGGCGCAGCTACAGTAACGGAGGCGGATTTTGTAGGTGCAAAAGAAGTCCGTATCAATAAGATGAAAGGTTTTACTGCGAGTGATTACAAACGGAATGAGGCTAATGGCCGTTCTAAAATTGATGTGGCAAAAGAAACTGTTAAGTTAGAAAAAGAACGCTGGTTTGGTTACGATCTTGATACTTTAGATCAATCTGAAAATGCAGCTTATGAAGTTCAAGCCATCGTGGAAGAACATACTCGACTGATTGCAATCCCTGAAAAAGATCGTACCGCTGTTGAACGTTTATTAGAAGCGGCATTTGCTGAAGCTGCGGAGGATGATACCGAAGGGAAATACGTAGGGAAAACAGTGAATGAGACAATCACTACTGACAATGCGCTATCGGCTTATGATGCGGCAGAAGCTTACATGACCGATGAAGAAATTGTTGGACCATTTATTATGTTTGTGTCTACTGATTATTATTCATCTTTAAAAAATGCAAAAGGTGTTTCAAAGACATTTAGCACAAATGAACAGCAAATTTCAGGGATTAATCGTAAAGTTGCACAACTAGATGGATCAGATGCCATTATCCAAAAAGTAGCGAAGTCTCGTTTACAAGTAGACTCAACGAAAAAAATCAACTTTATTATGGTTCCTTTAAGCATATGTGCGCCAATTGAAAAATACAACTCAATTGATTTAGTACCTGCTTCACAAGATCGTGATGGATACAGAGATACAGTAAAAGGATTAAACTACTATGATTGCATCGTGACTGAAAAAGCACGCCCAGCAATTTATGTATCATACACTTCAAAGTAAGCGCCCCGACCGTTAAAAAGGTAACACCAACGGCAGATGGGGCAGTTATTGAAGTAGAATAGTAGGTGAAAAAATGAACCTTAATGATTTCCGCCTTTTATTAGATATTTCAGAAGAAACATTTAATAAAGATAAAGAAAAAATCAGAAAAATTATAGAAATGACTGAAAAACAGTTGCTCATAAAACTTAAAGCTGACGATATTCCCGATGAATTAGATTACATCGTGTCTGCCGTAGTTGTTAAACGATATAATCGGTTGGGGTTTGAAGGAATGGAACAACATTCCCAGTCAGAAGAAACCATTTCTTATAATTTAGACGATTTTGGAGAATTTCAAAGTGAAATTAACGATTATCTTGAAGAAAAAGGACTAACCAAAAAAAGAAAGGTATCATTTTTATGAGAACCTATATTAGTTATTACAACAAAAAACATGAATTGATTTCGGAAAACTTGATAGGTAGTGTAACCGAAGTTGGAACAGAAAAACAAATGACCATTTTTCCTACTGTAAAGGAGCAAATGGTCATTTTTCGTTTTAGAGATCGCCTATCTATTCGTTCAGGCTTTCTTGAATACTACGACGAAGAAGAACAAAAAAATCGAAAATTTACTGTTGTGAAAAATTTGCGTGTTAGTAAAGGCACAACAGTGTATGGAAGTGAGTATCGTTGACTTACCGAGTAGATATTTCAGGATTAGATGATTTAATCGAAGCGATTGAAGAAGCGAAAAAGCTGGATGATGTAAAAGCAATCGTAAAGAATGATACTGCTTATATGGCAAATCGAATTGCAGAAGAAACACCAGTTAAAAGTGGTTACTTGAAAAGAACAGAAGTACCTTTTATTAAAGATGATGGAATGACTGGCGAAGTGAGAGCTTTTGCTGATTATGCACCCTATGTAGAGTATGGAACGCGTTACATGTACGGACGTTTCTATATGAAAAAAGGGCATGCGGCAGCTGCTAAGAGATTCCTTAACGATATGGAGGCGTTAGTAAAATGACCTTTAAAGATCCATATTCTGAATTTTATGAAGCATTATTTGTCACACTGGAACAAGCGGGATATGAAACCTATGCGCATTTACCAGATGATGAAGCTTCTTATCCGTTTGTGTTCTTAGGTGAGCAGTGGTCTAAGGATAGACAAACAAAAACAAGAACATTAGGTTCAACAAATATTATGATTCATGTTTATGATCATGATGATAAAAGAAGAGATTTAAATCAGTTATTAGCCAATGTACGAAAAATCGTTCATGAATTACGTCAAACTAATAATTTTAATTGGCTGGTGACAGAAAGTAGTACAGAGGTTATCTATGAAAATACAACTAATTTCGGGACAAATCTTGCACATGGCGTACTTGATATAACATTAGAATTTGAATAAGAAAGAAGGAAAATCGAAATGGAAAAAGCAATTCAAGGTAAAAAAATCAAATTGATGTTTCGACTAACTCGTGAACGTAAAACAACAGCAGCGAAGTTGTTAGCTTTAGAAATTTCACACGAATATAAGTCAGAAACCAAAACAGATACCCAATCAACAAAAGACGGAAATGTTCCTACATCGGGAATGCCATCAGCTTCTATTGAAATGGAATTTTTACGAACAGGAACAGAAACTTATAACATGTTGAAATACGCTTATCGAAATGGTTTAGAAATTGATGTATGGCGCATTAATTTTGATAAAAAAGACCCAAAAACTGGGAAATATGAAGCTGAATTCGGTACAGGATTATTGGACTCATTTGGAGATTCTGCTGAATCTGATTCTAATTCAAGTATTAAACCAACATTGGTGCTAAATGGTGATTTAGTAGAAGGTTGGGCAACAGTTGATACTGAAAATGAAGAACTGGCACGCGCTTTCTTCTATGATACGGTGGCTGGAGCAGAACCAGAAGAGCCAGTAGAAAAATACACACCTAAAACAATTGAGGTACCTAAAATTGAAAGTGTAACGCCGACATCAGATGGCGCTGTTGTAAAAGTAAGGGAGGAAGAATGATCATGGCAAACACTTATCGTATTTACAAAGGCAGTGAAAAAGTGGTTGAAGGATCAAGTACACTAACAATTACAGGACTTAGCGCAGGCACAAAAGTAGCAACTGGCACGTATCATCTTGTACGTGTGCAAGATGAGGAAGAATCTGAAAAAGTAGCTATTCCTGCTTTTACTGTACAATCATGACATTCATAGTATGGATAAAATAGATCAAGTGGAAGTGGGGTGAATAAAATGAGCAAATTTTTTGAAAAGTATCGAATCTATAAAAAAGCTGGAAGAGTTTTGGTAAGTGAAGGAAGTTCACCACTACGAATTTCTAAAATATTATCAAATACACCAATAGCAAATGGCGAGTATATTTTAGTTGGTGTTTATACTATAAACGGTAAAGAAGAAGAAACAACAGAAATAGAGATTCCATCATTTAAAACAGGTTTGATTGTGCCAGATATTTATGCCATAGGTAGCAATTACGTTACAGGAAGATATGAAG